CAAAGACCTGTACAAGCCGCTTATGCAGATGGCCAATGTGATACAGGGTGGCTTCAACCTTGATCCCACGGCTGGTGCTATCAGTGCAGCGGGACAGCCTCTGATGGGCATACGTGGTCTGATAAACTTCTCAGCTGGAGCAGCATTGAAACCAGTTGTGTTCATGGGGATGCTCAAGTCGTATGCCCCCGGTGGTCGCTCTTGGAAGGCTGTTAATGCTGCGATCAATGGTGGAGAGAGCATAGAGCAGGTGGCCAAAAACTCAAAACTGAACAAGAATGCTCAAGTTGCCTTGAAAGCTGCAAACGCAGGCGCAGCCAAGATACTGGCAGGGAGAGATGGTCTGTTCGCAGCGTCGGTAGCAGCGTACATGAACGAGGCTGACGAAAGGCTACCAAACGAAAACACGCCGGTAGTTCCTGTCAGACAGCGGACTGGGGCAGAGGCTGAGGCAGAGAGACAGGCTGAACAGCAGCAGCAACAGTCGGCTCTGTCTGCCGACACTGGTATAGCTGCAATACAGCAGATTGCCAGCATGTTACAGCCGCAGCAGATACAAGGTGTAGGCACCTCCGGTCTTGAAGAGGGTGCTCAGATAGCAAGGAGTGCGGCCTGATGGTAGATTTTTTCAAGGAGTTTAACCAAGCTGCCCAGAAACAAGGCGCTGCGCCTGTAGTAGACTACGCCAAAGAGCAGGCCATGAAAGGCGCTGCTGGTCTTGCTGCCATGGGCGCTGCTGCCGCTCTTGGTCCGGAGAACATAGAGGAAATCCGACAGACAGGCAGGGACATAGACGACAGGTTTGGTCCTGACATACGATTGATGCGCGATCAGCTGCCAGAGGGCATGTCTCTGTCCGCACAGCCCAACTACCTAGACCCAATGGCCACCACTGTAACACCTAGCGTAGACCTGTCCGCTATCAGTCCCTATCTGCAAGGCCAAGCGCAGGCAACCATGGGCCAAGGTGGGCTACTTGGTTACAACATTGACGCACAGGTGCCAATGGGTGACTTTACCGGCACACTGAACTATGGCCCACAAGGTGGTACAATGGGTGTCAACTATGCGCAAGATGGTTTCAGTGCTTCTGTTAATGCTCCTGTGCCTGAGCGAACCGCTAGCGTTAAAGGCTTGCTCGACAACATCACCGCAGGCTTCCGGTATACAAGCAGGTTCTAAGATGCAAGAGATTTTCAAAATGCTTGAGCAGATGCGCCGAGAGAACTACGGTGAGCCTATGCCCGCTAATCCTGCCGGTCTTCTTGGAGCGTCTCCTGCCCAAGCTGCGTCATCTTCTCCCGACCCGTTGCAGTCAATTATAAACAGGACTCTACAGGAAGAGGGAGGATTTCAAAATAGAAAAGATGATAGGGGTAATTTTATAAATGGCCGTCTTGTCGGAACTAAATACGGAATAACTCCAAAAGCATGGGCAGAACATACAGGAATGCCTGCCAAAGACATAACGGAAGATACAATCAAAGGCTTAAACCTAGACCAAGCTCAGGAGTTTTACAGGAGTAAGGCCCAAAAAGAATTTAAGTTAGACAGGTATCCCGAAAACCTCCGGCCTCAGATTTTCGACATTATGACTAATTTTGGGTACACTGGCGGAATGAAAGTTTTACAAAGAGCCGCTGGAGTAGAGAAGGACGGCAGGTACGGTCCTAAGACAGCAGAGGCAATTAAAAATTTGTCTAATTCTAAACTTGCACAAGCTAGGTGGGACAGTTATTCAAAAGAACTAAAGAAAAAAAATCCGGGATGGAAGACGAGAACATTTAGTTTTGCGGTAGATTAAAATGGAAGGCGGTATCGACATACGGCTGGTGGTCACCATTGCCGGTATCCTGTTCAGCGTGGCAGGAGCCAGTGCGGTGGCCAAGATGCAGATCAAGGACATCATTGAAAAGATGGCCGACATGGAGAAGCGTCTGCGCCAGATGGACTCACGTGGTGACAAGTTGGTCACAGCCACGGAGACACAGGAACAGAGAATCAGTGTATTGGCAAAGATGGCCAGCCCTGAGAACCTGCGCAGAGATCACATGCAATTAGCAGAACTTTTGACCACAGTCAAGCAACTTGAAAAATCTTATGACCGACTTTATTCCATGCACAATGGCAAACATCCGCCTGTATCAGACGTAAGAAAGGCAGACTGATGGGTATACCCTTTGAACTGATCACCATGCTAGGCTCTGGGCTGCTGTCCGGGGTAATGACACTGTGGAGCCAGAACCAGAAGGCCAAGCAGGACGCATTCAACAGGGCCATAGATGGTCTTGCTGCGCAGTCACAGGCCACGGACTTGGCCCGCAGGTACGAGAACAAAGGCTTCCAAGTTACCCGCAGGATCATTGCCCTGATGGCTGTGTTTGCTGTGATTGTCTGGCCAAAGGTGGTGGCAGTGTTCTGGCCTGAGATACCTGTCAACGTTGGCTACACTGAGTTTAATCCCGGTGCGCTGTTTGGTATTTTTGAGGGATCAGAAGAGATCAAGTGGCAGAGCCTGAAAGGCTTGGTCCTGACACCGCTGGATACACATTTGCTCAGCGCGATCATCGGGCTGTACTTTGGTGCTTCAATGGTAAAGAATGCGAGATAAAAATGTTTGGATATAACCCATATGGATATGGTCTGCTGTCTCAGATGCCCATGCAGCAGGCTCCGCAAATCGTTCAGCAACCGCTGCTGAGTGCTGCCCGTGGCATAGGATCGTCCTTGCCAGACTACGCTACGCAACAGCTTCCACAAAATACTCCGGTTCAGAGCACCCTTCTTGGGCCTATCTTTGCAGCGATGCCGCAAATTATGCAAAACTTGCCAGACCTTCCCAGAGGCGGGCTTCTTGGGCTAGCTATAAATGCTCTTAAAGATGAGATAGCAAGGAGGGGCTAACCGTTGGCCCCCCACGGGTGTATTACGGCACCACCCGATAGTCAGCTAAGTTCTATCTGCCTAGCCTTCTTTTCTTCCGGTACTTCCCGTACCAGTTTGATGCGCAGGATACCGTCGTTCAGACCAGCATCCTGTACATTTACATGCTCGCCCAATAGAAACAGCTTCTTGAACGGGCGGAACGCAATGCCTCCATATATAATCTCGGCATCCTTGTCTTCATGTTTGACACCGTTGGACGTAACAGACAGAATGTCTTCCTTTACGTGAACGGAAATGTCCTCCTTCTTAAATCCGGCAACGGCCATGGTGATCTCATAGCTGTCTTCCCCCAGCTTTACAACGCTGTGCGGTGGGAAGTTCTGGTTGCCTGACATTACTTCTGCAACCTTGTGCATATTGTCAAACAGGCGCTCAAATCCAAGAGCAGAGTCCGATATGGACGGGAACATAATAGTCATTTGTTTCTCCCAATTGGCAAGAATTAGAGGCCCAGGATTGGCACCTCAAAAAAAGTATACCACAAAACCATAGGTTTGTCTACCTAAATGGTGGACCCCATGCCCAGCCGGTCAGGCTATATCGCACACCTTTGATAACAGGCTGTACCCTGTGGTAGTAGTAAGACGGGAAGATCACGATCTTGCCTGCTCTTCTCAAGGCAGGCTCAGGGATCACGCGCTTCCTGTACGGAGCACTGGGAGACCCCCAGCTGAACTGAAAGTCTCCCCCTTCGTAGTCTTCATTGAGCACAACGTTGAACGTCAGCTTGCGGCATTTGTTCCCCGGCTGCACATCGTGGTGCCACCCGTACCTCTCCTGCATAGTGTACTTGCTCAGCTGTAGGTTCTCTAGCTCGGTCAGGTCAAACAGCCAACCCATCTCAAAGTTGGCCGTCTGAACCCAATCAAAGACAATCGACCTGAACTTCTCGTCTTCCAAGGCATAGATGGAATTGTTTCTGATCTGTGTCTTTGTCTGACCGTCTAGCACCTGTGCCTCCTGCTCTTCGAAGTTCTGGCTCAGCTGCATAACAGCTTTGCAGAACTCCTCCGGCATGTCAGGCACTGAGCCACCAGAGTAGTAGATGTCACCGTACATTCTTACCAGCTTCCCTGATCTGGTCTAGTGTACGCCCACAGCCTGTGCAGTAGGTCTTTGTCTGATCCAGCTTGCACTGCTTCTTACACACCGCAACTTCCTCCATGTCCGGTGATGTCACAGATGTCGTGGGTTTCAATTGACTCTTCAAACTCTTCTCCAAGTTTATCGGCAGCTTCAGTGTAAGGCACACTGCTAAGAGGCTGTCCCCCTCTGCATCCGTCCGGATACACGGTGAAACCACGCAGCCTGTGAGCATAGCTGGCAAGAGCATCGGCAAAATCATCGACCGTATCTTCATTGTTCAGCTTGCTCCCCCACTGGGGCAGATTGATCGTGCTACTGATAGACATATCTACGTAGTCTTGGACATCTGCTTGAAACTTCAACCTGCGCCGGTAGTCCTCGGCCAAGTCCAGTGCGGACTCGATGTTGTCAGGCTTGACACCGTACAGGTCAATGATCTCTTGCGCTGCGCTGTCTACAACGTACTGGTAGTGCCACTTGTTTCCGCCCTTCAAATATCTGCGCTTGTACGCCACGGCAAAGATAGGCTCCACACCAGTGCTAGTGCCAGCAAGAATGCCAATGCTGCCAGTAGGGGCAATAGCCCGATTAGCAACAGGACGACTAATTGAAAGCAGGTCAGCCATTGTACGGCTAGTGTCGTCGCTGATGCCTTGATAGACAGCCAGCCACTTATGAAGCTCGTCGGTAACTTCATACTTACTTCCCTTTTTGATCAGCCATTCGTGCATACCCATCAGGCCAAGGCCCAGCCTGCGGTTCTTTTCGCGCGTCTTATAGACAGCCTCATAGGGCAGCTTGGCTTTCAACGTGCCGCAGATCAGGAACTTGGTTGCCAACTCTACGATCTGACTGAACTCTTTCAGATCGTCAACGCGACCAAGGTTGATACTACCAAGATTGCACACGTCACTGTCGTCAGCACTTGTGACCTCTGTGCAGGCGTTACGTAGGGTCTCGTTCTCCTTGTCGAAGAAGTTGAAACTGAATCCCGGCTCAGCTGTTCTAAGAGCTTGACGTACATTAGTCCTAAAGACATCCCCAACTTCTCCGGTCTTCCAGTAGTTCAACAGCCACTCTGTGTCATAGTTGACACTGATGTTAGTCATGTCCAGCGGTGCATGGAAGTTAAAGTCCTGCTCCTTGACTTGACCAACACTGAACCCAGTTGATCCTACCGGCATGTCGTACCAGTTCTTGCTGGCCAAGAACGTCTCCACGTCCCTGTGCTTCCAGTTCAGGCTGGCATAGATGGCAGACCTGCGGCTCCCTCCCTGCATGACCCTGCGTCCGATCTCGTTGATCATCTGCATCTTGGGGATAGGACCACTGGCCAGCCCACCCGTCTTGCTCAGACCAGAACCCTCCGGACGATACACCGAGTAGTCAATACCGATACCACCGCCCGTCATCAGACAGGACTCGGACTTCCAGCTAAGGTTTGCCCAGTCCTCCCGACTGTCCTCCTCTGCCCGGAGCAGGTAGCAGTTGTTAAAGAACTTGTTTGGTCTCCCAGCATAGTACAGGTAGCGACCACCGGGGATAAACTTCAAGTCCCGGATGATCTCTGTCAGTGCTTCCACCTCGTCGTCTTTCAGCACCCCCTTGCAGACATCCTCTGCCAGCGTCTTGGCCAAGTCGGACCACGTGTAGCAGCTTTGGTGTGCGTACTTCTGTTTGAAGATGTCCTCGCTGAACTTGCTACGGAACATCGGATTTTCATTGCTCTTAAAAGTCATTGCAGTCCACCGGCCTCAAGTTGAATTTATCTAGGTTGTCTTCTACGTACTCACGGAAGAAGTCTAACAGTGTGAGCGAGTCAATGTCAAGCAAGTCAATGATCTGCTCACAGCTGTACGCATCCGCTATGTCTCTCAGCTGTTCTTCAGAAAGTATGGCCACTGGCATTCTCCCCCGGCTCCACAAGGAACACCGGGCGTCCAGACCTGAACTTGGTCTCAAACTTCTCCCAGCACGTGTGCTTGTGAGAACAATATGAACAATTGACGCCCAGCTTCTTGCCTCCGCTAGGTCGGTCATGTACCGGCTCAAAAGCCCGCTCAGGCGGTTCTGGCTGCGATACGGCCTTCTTGATCTCTGCGATCTTCATCTCCGTGTTCTCCAGCTGGGAGTGCGTATACGTGGCAAGCTCTCCGCTGGACTTGTCAAAGGCCAAGAACGTACCACGGGTCTTGCCTAGTGCGTTACCATAGCCGCTGATCTGGCTGATATACCCAAAGGCATCGTCATCGGGCAGTGTACCGTTCTTGAACTTCTTCATGCTGTACGACGAGGCGGACTTGATATCGACCAACTCGTCGTCTATGAAGCAGTCGATATGCCCCTTGATCCCATCGACCTCGATCTCTGCTTGCTGGTTCGAGACATGATGACCAGCTTCTTTAGCAAGGTAGATCAACAGTGCCTCAACGATGTCACCGATCATGAACTTCAACCGGGTCTGTGGGCTGAAGTCTTCTGCTTGATCGTCGCCGTTGATGTCGTACCACAGAGAGCGAGAACACGGCTTGCCAATGTTAGACATCCGCAGCCTTGGCTTGGACTCTGCCGTCCCCATCCACAGTTGTCTCCGCACTGCGTCCATCACCGTGCTGCCTAGGGCGAACAACGCCTCTTGGTCTGGATTCTTGGTTCCTTGGTCTACCAGCTGATAGATGTCATCTACCAGTGTGTCAATTGTCTTCGTCATATTTCACCTTTACAATGTTTTTGTGACGCTTTGCTTTTCCGTTCTTAACCTTACTGAGTTCAGATTGATTGTACCCATGACACTCAGCGAACTCTCTCATGGACATGTCCGTGACCCTGTGTTGAACACCGTTGTCATAAGTGATGGTAAACGGTCCTAGGTACTTTGGGTTGTTGATGCCCCGCAGCTTGTCCCTGAACTCTTCGCCATAACTCTTGACTGGTCTGAAGAAACGCTTGCCACCGATGTTCTTGTTATAGAAGTTATCGTCTTCAAGAACATTCAGATCGACCTGCATCTTCATCTCGTTGTAGTACAGGTCACGCTTGTTTCTACATAACAACAAAATTGCAAAGGTGAACTGCTTCTTTCCAAGTTTGGCTATCAATGGTGCCAACTCCTTGGAACTTGAGCTATAGTACCTCCAGTTGCTCTCCGTTGTACGCTTTCCCCGACTGGTTCTGTATAGGTGCTTGCATCCTATGTAGCTTTTGCCTGACTCCTTGTGGGTGATGCGGTAGACAAATCCAAAATGGTCTCCCGGATTGAACTCGCCTACCGCATCTATGTCCCAATGTCCGTACTTAGAACGGGACATCGTCGTTCAGATCATCCTTCTTGGTATCTTTACCGAAAGACTGATCGCTGTTGTCTCCCACGTACTCAATGGGATCAGTGATCTTCACAGCGTTCAGGAACGTGGTAACGCCCGTGCCGTACTTATTGTTGTACGGCTTCTGGCTCACGCGCACAGCTGCTTTTGATCCGTTAGACAACATCCGTGGGCCTGTGTAGTCCTTGCCGTCAGCATCGAACAGCTTAGGCTCATAGTTGCTCTTCAGCTGGACATAGGGCAGGCCATCCATCTTGCCCTCCTCCTGCTTGACGTTCAAGCCTAGCTTACGGGCTTGGGCAAGCTGGTCTCCCTCCAAGGCCAAGGCAACCGAGTAGCGGTCGAACTTGTCTTTCACGTCGAACAGATAGGGGAAGTACATGATTCCTTCGAGGTAGTGTTGTGCATTAGCAGGCATTAATGTATCTCGCTCCAGTTGTTTCCGATTTGTACGTCGCAGTCTAGCTGGCAACGTAGTTTGTACGCCTTGTTGACCTGACGTATAGATAGTATAACACAATCTCTGGCAAGGTCAACATCTTTAGCATCACTTTCTATAACTAATTCGTCATGCACCATGGCTACGATCTTGGCATCTGCTTGTCTCCTTCTCAGGTGATAATCAACGTACATAAACCACTTCTTCATCAGGACGGCGCTAGAGCCTTGGATCAGGGTGTTCAGGCTGGCGTGTCCTGATCTGACCCTGAGAACTCTGCCGTCTAGTCCTTTCAGCTTGCCGACTGATTCTCCCTTGTGTATGACCGCTTCGCTCAGCCTCTTATATGCTGGCATGTTTGCCATAAATCGCGCCCTAAGTTGAGCACCATCTTTGGCAGAGCCGTTGACCACCGCTCCGATCTTTGCGTCTCCTGCTCCATAGAGAAGCGCATAGATGAACGTCTTAGCTTGGTCTCTAGTCTCCAGACCAGCCATCTGTTGGTTAGCAGTATGTACATCGCCCTCAAGTATTTCACGTGTGAACCTCTCATCATCCATATAGTGTGCCAGCACCCGTAGCTCTAGGCCAGCTGCGTCTGTGTCTAGCAGCTTCCTGCCCTGCGGGGCTTCGAACAACTCTCTACAATCTTTGCCATACTCCACGCGCACAGCTGGAACCTGTTGCAGGTTGGGACTGACGCAACTCATACGGTTAGTGATAGCCCCTAGTGTGCGATACCTGCAATGCACCCTAGACTCCGCTGAGCAGGCTTCGATCCATGCCTTGACCAGTGCAGACCGCTTCTGTAGCAGAAAGTATCTGGCCAGCTTCTGTGCCACGGGCAGACTGCACTTGGATAGTGTCTTCTCGTCTACCTTTGCCCTGCCGCTGGGCGTTAGCTCCGTGGGTTTCCAACCTAGCTCGATCAGGCGCTCTGCGATCTGCTGTCTGCTTGCCGGGTTGAACTCCGTGACCTTGTCCTTCAGACGCTTGCCCGTCTTCTCCGAGTATCTCTCCTGTACAATCGGTGGGAACATGCTGACGCACTCGGCTGCGATCCGGTCCTGTTCAAGCGCCAGCCTGTTATAAAGCTCAACGGCCTTGTGCTTGTTCAGACCAAAACCATTGCCGCTCACCCGGTCAGCAACGATGCGCATCCTGTGCTCGTCCCTGATCGACTGTTCGCTGAACTCGTCCTCCATCTCTGCCCATAGTGTCCAATGCAGGTGCATACATACCTTCACGTCTTGGATGCAGTAGTCTCGCATCTCATCCGTGTACCTGCTAAAGTCCCCACTGAACTCGGCCTTGTGTTTGCCTAGGCGTTTGCCCCATGCGTCAAGGCTGTGCCCTCCCTCCCGTGACGGGTTCTCCATCATGGACAGGACCAGTGTGTCCACCATCTGGTCGAACTTCAGCCGGACACCCCATAGCTTGGCCAGCACAGGGAAGTCAAAGCTCAGCCCGTTGTGCGCAACCACCTCTTGGAACTTATCAAGATAGTCCTGTAGACCGTCGGCCTGTGTCCAGACCCTGATGCCAACATCCGAGTCAAAGGTGACCACGCAGTGTATCACACTGGCATCAAGGCTGTCGGTCTCTATGTCTAGGTAGCAGGCTCTCACAGGTACTTCCAGCTGACAGGAAACTCTGTGGCACACGTTTCTGATATCTTCAATGCTACCTCTCTGGTCTCTTGCTGGGCGTCTGGTGCCAGCCTGAGCTTGCAGACCCGGCTGAAGGCGTACAGGCTACCAGTCCAGTACCACTCGGTATACATGGACTGCGGCAGCACGGCACGTGCCTGCTCAGGACAGACGCCAAGCTCTATCATGTTGTCATACGTGGTCACAGCGGTGCGCACGGCTTCGTCGTACATCTTGCTGACCAGCTTAGGGCTTTGCACGGCTTGATCCGTTGATCCCTGCTTCTTGTCGTCAGCTGCCTTGCGCCATTTGTCCGGGCTGTAACAGCTGGGCTGCTCACTGACATACCTGCGGCTGACCTCGTTCCAGACCAGACCAACTTGGTGCTTGGCCAGCTGTCTGGCAACGAACACAGGCGCTTTGATATGGAACTGCAAACTGGTGTGGGCAAAGGGGGACCAGTGCTGATGGTCTGCCAAGTACTTGATCAGCCGTTCGTCTCCCGGCTCCATCTGTAGGTGTACCTTGCTGAAGCTCACGCGAGCAGCATTGACCACGCTCAGGTCGCTGCCCATCTTGTCTATCAATCCTACCTGTATCATCCTTGTCCTCGCTGCTTTTTCTTCATGCCATAGAATGGCGAACGCTTGCCTATCTTTTTCTTATGGTTGAACGGCCTAGGCTTGCGACGACGTTTGACCTTGGTCCTTGGGGTGTAGTTGTTCTCTGCTCTCTTGGCCATCAAAACTCATCCTGTTGGTGCGTTACATTTAGTCTACCAGATGTCTTGTCATAGAACAAGCGGTCACATGCTCCCACGTCTCCGGTGTACCTGCACTTCAGAACCCGCAGCGTCGTGGTGTTGCATTCTACCACATCGTCGCTCTGGGTGTTACGCTCTAGGCTGATCACCGTGTCACTGATCTGGGCGATGCCATGGCTACCACGCAGGTGACCAAGGTTGACCTCCACGCCTTCTTCGTGAGACCTGTCGCTGCCTAACCTGCGCAGGTGTGTAACCAAATGGATCGAACATCCTGTCTCCTCTGTGACCTGTCTGAGCAGTGTCATGGTACGGTCTATGGCCTTGCGCTCGTCCGTGATCTCCAGACCACTGACCAAGATGCTCAGGTGGTCTATGAAGATGGTAGAGCAGTCTAGGCCTTGCACCATGTACCGCACCCGGTCTAGCAGGTCGTCCATCTCTAGGCTACCAAAATGGTCGTAGATGAACACCCTGCCAGTACCCAGAGTACAGTCAAAGTATTCTCTGATCTGTTCTTTAGAATACTTACTGAATACTTCGTTCAGATGCAGTCTATCACTTGCTTCTACCGCCAAGATACCACGCCGTGTGCGGTCCACCGACTCTTCCAAGGCAATGATCCCGATGTTTTCATCGGTGTTCTTCAGCAGGTAGTGCTGTAGCTCGCGCAGGATACTGCTCTTGCCCACGCCTGTACCAGCTGCCCATGTGACGATCTCCCTGCTCCGGGTTCCCAGCGTCTTGGACTGTAGCTGTGGCCAAGGGAAGTCAACGCTGGCCAAGTTCTGCTCAGACCACAGCCCGTCGAAATCGGTAGCTGCGTTCTTGATCCCTGCCGGGGTGTAGCAGCTGGCGTTTTTCAGGCTGGCCAAGAACAGGTCTTCCTTGTCCTGTCCGCTGTACTCGCAGGCGTCCTTCAGGTCTAGGCTGACAATAAACGCCTTACCCGGCCTGAGCAGTTTGGCGCACTGCTCCGCTGACTCCTGCGCCCTAGGCTCGTTGTCAAAGCAGATGAACACCCGGTTGAACGTCTCCAGTAGCTCTAGGTTGTTCTTAAAGTCCCTAGCTGCGCTGGCTTGGCCGCTCTTGATGCTCAGGGCGTTGACAATGGGCTGACCCCGTCTGGTTATGGTCTGGGCGTTGTTAGGTATCCCGTTGGCCATCTGGAACGCTGCCAGTGCGTCTGCCTCGCCCTCTGTTACGATAATAGTCTTGGACTTCTGGCCAACTGTCTTGTTCAGTGTGTGCGTCCCAAATAGCGTGCAATTTTTGAAGTCTCCATCTGTGCTGAATTGTTTACCCTTGTGCCTGATCTTCTTGGCTACCGCCAGACCGTCTTGGTCATGGTAGGGGAAGACCACGGCCATGTCGTTTGCAGTTACGTTGTAGTAGTCTGTAACTGCTTGGCTGATCTTGCGATCTGCCCATGGTTTGTCAGGTCCAGTGTCCTTTGGAACGTATTCTACCACGTTGTCTACCTCCTGATCTCTGGTGACCTGCTCACAGCTGAAGCAGTAGGTATGCCCATCGTCGTACATGGTCAGGGCATCGCTGCTTCCGCAGTCTGGACAAGGCTGGTGCGTCTTGACCGCCTTGGAACCTTCGTGTTCTTCTAAGATCAATGTACGCTCTCCTCTTCTAACTCTATCTCGTACTCTGGTGACTGGTCTAGGTACATCTTGAACTCTTCAAGCGCCATCATGACAAAGTAGGTGGGCGTTCGCTGGTTGATCTCGGCCATCTGGACCACCCAGTCTATCACGTTAGAGTCCAGTCCCTCCCTGATCAGTGCGTCGAAGTATGCGTCTTGTATGTAATCTTCCAATTAACCTCTCCAGATTGAGTAGCAGACGGCTACCAGCACAGCACCTGCGACAGACAGGGCAATGATCTCAGCCCCAGTCAGGGCGTTTAATATCTGCACGTGACATCTCCCCTGCTAACGCTGCATAGCCGCACATGTCTATGAAACTGTCGTCCTTGAAGGCATGGATGCACCGGGCCACCTTGACCAGCAGCATCATCATTGCCACATCTGTGGGCGTCAGTTTGATCTCATGGTCTAGGTAATTGTTCCAGAACTCGGCGATGCGCATATGGTTCAGATATGCGTCGCCGTAGTCCTCCTTCCTGTCGCCGTTGATCAGTTCGCCTGCCTTGGCTAGTACATCGTCACGCTTCATCAGTACCCTCCATCTGGTCTTTGAAATGTCTGAGACGCGCAGCTGCATCGCACAGCTTTGAGTAGTCAGACATAAACATATCGCCGTCGCACTCCCACATCATCTGCACAGGGCCGTTTACCATCGGCACCAGTCGCTTGAGAAACTCCTCGGCGGTGATCTCTTCGTCGTAGCTCCATTTGTACGTCTTCATGCTGCTTCCCTTTCTTTTAAGATTCCCAATCGTGCCTGTTCGAGATATCTTACAAAGTCCAACTCGGGCGGTTCACTAAACTTCCATTTGGCCATATATGACTTCTCCTTGATGTAGTAGGTTCTATATGCTACCACGGCATCGTCGTCTTTGCAATAGTCGGGCATACACTGAGGCGGATCAGTGAACTTACCGCCCTTCAATCCATGCGGTAAATTTTTCAATGCCCAGAATATCCCACTGCTCTCGGTCTTGTGCGTCTTGCCGTACCTGAACGTGTACTCCTGAAGCAGGTTGCTAAGAAGCTGCCATAACCACTGGTAATTACTGCGGTTCTCCCTAGCCCAGACAGCACTGGGGTGGTTCTTATGGGTGGCCTTGTAGCAATTGATACTAGGGACACCGTCGATCTCATGGTGAGCAGTGCTGAGCAGCTGTGCGTACTCCAAGATCATCTTGACCACGTGCTTGTCACAGTGCATGGCAGCGCAACGCTGGGGGTCTCTGTCTAGGTAGAATATATTCATTCCTCTTCCTCTATGATTTCGTCGTAGTATCCCATGGGGGTCAGGTTGTCGGTTTTCCAGTCGTTGTCCATGACTTCCTTGGCGTCCCAGTACGGCATCCGGCGACGTTTGCCAGACACAGGCAATAGGGAAGCAATGGTGAAACAATTAGGCTTATCCATGAAAAACGATTCCGATCTCTGAATTTTGATTATTATCTGTCTTTTTCGTGCTAAACTTATTGTCTTTGGTCATCTGGTCTCCGTTTGATGTTCTGCTCTATTAGTATAGCACGTCCAAGGATCATTGCAAGCAGGCTGGCCAGTATGTTCAATAGCTCTCTCCCGGCAGGTTATCTAGGATATCCGGGTCGTAGAACACCCGGTCCACCTCTTGGTGACAGGTGCCGCACAGGTCGTCCTCTGCGGATTGGTACGGCGACAACTCTGTGTCACATATTGCGCAACGTGGCATTTAGTCCTCCTTGACGTTGACTGGATAGACACCCAGCTGGTTCAGTTTGGCAATCATGTTCGAGTGATCCATCAGCAGGTGGACCAATTGGTCTCGCCTGAGCTGGACGTTTTTACCTCTGCCCTTGTCTGCGAACAGGTGGGCATCGTGGAACTCTTGGTCCGTGGTGTGTAAGACAATCTGCATGCGGTCTCCAATTGTTAACAATCTTGTTATAACTAGGTGTTATAAACACTATGTCTATAACACTAGGTTATAACAATATTGTATATAGTGCGGGTTGTCTGAATTTCAAGGGGTGCGACAAAATATTTTTTTCATTGTGCGTCTTCCTCTTTCCTCCGTAGGTCATGGTCTATCAATTCCAGCTGTCTGCGTAGGTCTACCTTGCGTTCAAGGTTGCACTGCATGCAGTAGTATATGTCTTCCCAACCTTGCCTAATAATGTATTCAATTGGGCCTTGGTCGCATCGTTCGCATTTCATGTGTCTCACTCCCTAGTGTTTCGGATAGCTAACTAGTGGGATTGTCTGATCCCAACAGGCGCGACAATCGCCGCAATTGTTGCCTTGTGTGCGGGCGGGGCAAGCGTAGCCCTTAGGTGCGGCCGTGTACACTTGCGAGCCATTGATACCCTGTGGCTTGTCTCCATCCAGTTTAGAGGCTGATACGCGCACATTAAGATTGTCTGGCATGGTGTTTCCAGCGGCGATCCAGTCGGCTACCATGCGTCGCTCTTGTGTCGGCAACCAGTACCGTATCGACGGGGTAAGACGTGCGATCTCGG